GTGGCGCCGAAGAACAACGAAATCGAAATGCTCCGGGCGGTCGCGGTGCTGTTGGTCATCCTGACCCACCTGCCGTTCTTTCTGCCGTGGGCGCAAGCTGTTTGGTGGCCGCTCTTCCAGGGGGCCAGTTTCTGGTATGGCGTTGACATATTCTTGGTGATCTCCGGCTACGTCGTCACCATGTCGCTTCTGCGAGAGTGCAGGCCGGACGTGCGCCCAGCGCAGATATTGGCATCATTCTGGATTCGCAGAGCCTACCGACTGCTACCACTGTCATGGGCAGTCTTGGCCCTGGTGCTGGTCCTGTCGTTGATTTGGAAAAAGGCCAATCTCTTCGGCTCGCCATACGGGAATCTTGCCGACGCGGTATCGGTGCTTTTCTACTCGGCGAACTGGCATTATTTCCAATGCACAACGAAGGTGATCAAGACCTGTGGAATTAATGACGGCCTATACTGGTCGCTCTCATTGGAAGAGCAGTTTTATATCGTCCTCCCGCTCGTGATGGTGTTCGCCCGCAAATACCTCGTCATTATCTGCATCGGCGGGATACTGCTTCAATTTCCGTTCCATCGAGATGGGGCCTCGGGGCTTTGGACCATTCGAACCGACGCCCTACTGTATGGCGTCTTGATCGCTTTGGCCCGGGGAAGGCCAGACAGCCAGCTTTTCAAGCCAGCGTTTCTGCGAAGCGACGCGGTTCGCATCCCGCTTTTCCTTTTCATCTTGACCGGGATGGCGCTTCTCGCCACTGGCTCAGTCGTCACATTTTCGGTGTCGCTGATCGCCATCGGCGGAGCAGCGTTGGTATGGGCCGCTTCCTTTAATGAGGGCCTTCTGTTCCGGCGAAACCACCCGATTCTAATTTGGATTGGTAGCCGCTCCTACGCGATCTATCTGCTCCACACCGTTTCGTTCATCATCGCTAGAATGATGTTCACTTGGGTAGTGGGAGATCGAGACCAGGTAGGAACGGTCGCTTACACGGTCGCCGCGCTGGTGCTCGGCCTTGGCTTCACCGCACTGTTTGCCGAACTATCAGCCCGCTATCTAGAAAAGCCACTGCAAGATCGCGGGCGGCGCATTTCCGCGACCATGCTACGTCAGGCGAGGCTTTCGAAGGTGGCGCAGTAGCTATAGGTTCCGGCAGGGATCGAGGTGGCTGTGCTGCGCTGCACCTGGAACACGCCCGAGGTGGCCGTTGACGTGCTAGGATCGTAGCGAGCTACCCAATATTCGCCGGCAGTCGTACAGGTGAGAAACCCGGCTGTTGGCGCCGCGATGAAGACGCCAGTCGGAATTGCCACGGTAACTGTCTGCGTGACCGCCGCCCCGGCGAACACGCCACCGACCGTTGTGTTGCCCCGCGCGTACTTGAACGGGACGATCTCGTTTCCATTGTTGCCGCTGTTGTTGAGGATGCGGTTTGTGAAAGCGCCACTGAACTTGTTCACGCCTATCTTGTGGCCGCTCGCGCCGACATCAAGAAGAATGCCATTCGTGCAACCGTAGAACTCGTTACCTTGGATAAGCGCGCCTTCAGATGTGGTGCGCAGAACGATGCCGTTGGCGCTCGATTGGAACAAGTTCCCCTGTGCTATTCCCCGGTAACAGCCGGCGTCGGTGTCGATAGCTACGCTCGCCCCGCCGCTGAAATTGCAGCCGATGAACTCCCAATGCATGCACGACGCCAGATGGGCGTTGTGGTTTGCAAAGGTGCCAGCCGTGAGGATATCGCAGTTGACCGCGTGAAGCTTGAACACCTGATAGAGATCGAGAGCCCTGTAACGCGTGTCGAAATGGCAGTTGACCAAGTTCAGCACCAGCGGCACGTTCCCCCCACCATTGCCGGTGTAGCGAATGCCGGTGTGATGGTGCACGAAGGAAACGTTCGTCATGAACACCCCTTCAAACCAATCGTCGACCAACAGCGCATCACCGGAAGCCCCGGTCGTTCCGTTGCTGATGTAGGCGTTGATTTGCCCAACGCCTAAAGTGCCGTCGAGGTGAATGGCCTGCGTCATGGTGAACGGGTTAGCCAGATTGATAGCCGGCTCGTTGTTGTCATTCCCCTTGATGACGAAGTTGTTGAGGGTCAGGCCATTGCAGCAAAGGAGGTAGATACCCTTTGTCCACGCCCCGTTTGTGTTCCCGTTCGTGTAAATCTGTACGTTATCGAGCGAGAAGTACGACTGATTGTTAGTGGCCGGTCCCCATTCGCACCAGATTGCGACGCCAGCGGAAATACCGTTCTCACACAGGAGGCTCAGTCTTTCGAAGTGGACGGTCTTGATCAGTGCAAAGTTTCCGGCTTGCGAGTTGCCACCAGATGCCACGAACTTAAACCCGTTAGCGCCTGCCGTCTTCTGTATGAAGACGGTGAGCATCGGACCATCGCCGCTGATTGTCGTAGCCATCTGAGGCAACGTCGCTTCGGCGGTCATGACGTATCGACCGCCCGGCGCGTACACAGCACATTTGCGCGTGCCCGCAGCGTTAAGCGCGGCTTGGATAGCCGCAGTGTCGTCCGTTACTCCATCACCCTTAGCGCCAAAGGACAGTAGGTTGATGTAGCTGACCGCCGCGTAACCGCTGCCATCCGGCTTGGCTACGAGCATCGTGTTTGGCGCCATAGGCGGAAGGTTTATCGACGCGGCAGAAGCCGCCGCAGCAATCGCCGCCGCCGAGGCCGTGGCGGCATAGACGAGCGCCTTTCGCATCCAGTTGAAGGCCGAGAAGCCAGCCGGGTTGACGCCATCGTTAACGCCAACGTCTTCCGCCTCTGTTGCCCATTTGCGCGCCGCGTCGCGAGCGGCGATCGCGGCGGCCGTGGAGCCGAGAATATCATCAACGTTCTCAGCCGAGCCAACGATATTGCCTTGCTCGAATTTAAGCAGCTCGCCATCGGCGCCGGCGGTGATCTGTCCGCCGGCGGTGCCGTAAGCGCTCTTCCAGCTGCGCGAAATATCGCGGCGGTGTTCCTGCGCGACCATGGTCAGCGCGTCGAGATCCGCATTCATCTTGGCGCTGTCGAACTTCTGGCTGTTGACGAAATCCGACAGGCGCTGCTCAGGCTGGGCGCCGATCAGCAGATAGACGTCGCCGGCCAGGCTGCCGGCCGCCAGCGTCAGCGTGCCGCCTGTCTCGTTGCCAATGCCGCCCGGGAAGGAGAAATCGACGCCGAGAACCAGCTGCGTCTGCAGGCCGGCGCGTATCCGGATCACCGTCATGCCCTGCGGCAACATCAGCTCGAAGTCATAGGCCAGGACCGTGGTGCCTGGGGCGGGCGAAAGCGAGATGAAGCGGTCGTTCGGGGTCAGTGCGGTCATGGTCATAGCCCTGGCGGTTGAAATCGCCGCCGGCGCTGTTGAGGCCGGGCGCCGGCGGCGGGAACTGCACATGGCCGGTGACAGGCGGCTCTGCGCCAGGTGAGACTAGGTCAGGGGATGACGCGTTGCGTTTTAACCAGGTGTGGCGCGGCCGGGCGCCCAAAAGAAGTCCTGGCCGTAATTGCGTTTCCAGTACTGCTGCTGCGCCTTGAATGCCTTGTTGGCCTCGGGATCGGCCAGATACTGCAGCTGGTCCATCACGGTGCGCTCGAAGGCCAGGCGCAGATACCAGATGTTGCCGCCGGGAATGTTGCCTCGGGCGAACTTCACCAGCTCGCGGCCGAAATGCGTTTTCTCGCCGCTGGCGAGCTGGATGGCGTTGCCGGCGGTCAGGTTCCAGAAATCGTTGGCTCGATCGATCAGCGGCCCGCCGAGCGTGGTCGAAAAGCCGCCGCCATAGCGGTTGACGTTGGCGAACAGGAAGTCGCCATAGATGCCGAGACCGCCGCCCTGCAGCATGGCCGCGCCCCAAAATTCCTTGCTGCCGACGTCGCGCGGCTCACGGCCGGCCGCCATCTGCTTCAGCTGCAGGCCGACCGCGCCGAACAGCGTCGTCGACAGCAGCAGGGAGCCGGCATAGGCGGCGCCGGCGGCGCGCTCCCCGCCGGCGATCATGCCGTGCATGCGCATGCCGTGCAGCAGCACGAAGACGGCGCCGAACGACTTGAACTGGAAGACCGAGCGCGCCAGCTCGCCGGCGAGCGTGCCCGGCTGGTTCTGCGAAATCGCCACGGTGCGGCTGCGGTGGCTGCCGTTCGGCACGGCGTATTCCGTCTCGGACTGGATCATCTCGAGATAACGCTCGGCAAGGCGCGGGTCGATGCGCTCGGCGATCTCGGCCGGGCGCAGCATCTGTCCGTTATAAACTTCCGCCTTGCGCATCAGATCCCATTGGCGATCGGTGAAGCCCCACCGCCGGAATGTGCGCTGCAGGGCGTCCGGCATGTCCGCCAGGGCCGAGCCGACATGATTGGCGGCCTCGACCTGGAAGGCCAGGCCGAACGCGTGCTTGGCGGCCTGCGTCCACGGCGTCAGGCCGGAAAAGGTCAGCACGCGATCGGCGAGGAAGCTCGCCCATTCCGGCCCGCCGAGCGTGCCGACATAGCGCGCCTGGGCATGGAAGGCATGAACCGCGGCGTCGAGCACCAGGCCGGCCTGCACCGCCTGGCGCTCGTTGTAGGTGGTAAAGCCCTTGACGATATCGGTGATGGCGTTCGTCACCGGCAGGCCGGCGAAGCGGCGGGCAATGATCGTGGTGCCGACGTCGGACACGGATCCGAGCGCGGCCGAGCCGAGAATGCTCGAGGTGATCAGCGAGCGGGCGGCGGCGAAGCCATTGGCCCATCGCGAATTGACCGGCGTCTCGAGCTCGCCACGGATCGAACCCCAAACGGTGTCGATGCGCTTCTGCACACCGCGCGCCCGATCGAGCGCGTTGGCCGGCTTGACGCCGCCGAGCCGACCGGGCTTGCCGGCGGCGATGTTCTGCGCCTCCTTCAGCACCGCCTGTTTCATCCACTCGATCGAGCCTGACGGGTTCGGGCCAAGGATCTCCATCGCGGCGATGTCCTTGGTCATCATGTTGATGTGGCCCATCATCGCCGAATAGATGTCGCCGCCGCCGCCAAAGTCCTTCTGGTAGGAAAGCCAATCCTCGGGGCTCTTGAACACCAGAAACCGATGCTCGGCGCGCTGGTTGGCCAATGCGCCCTTGCCGAAGGCCTGCCGCGACGGCTCGCGGGTTTCCCAGCCCTCGGTTGCGACGTTGCGCCAGACGGCGTCGAGTATGCCGTCGAGCTCGGCCTCGTCGACCATCTTGCCGGTCAGCGGATGGCGCATGCGGCTGACGTCGAGCAGCGGCCGGATCGCTTCTTTCCAGACGGCCAGGCCGGCCTTGCGCAGCGCGCGCGGGTCATGCCATTGCGGCAGGCCCCAATTTTCCAGCTTGCCGATCGCGCCGCCGGCGGCGTTGAAGCGCTGGCGCAGCCATTCGTGGGTTTCCTTCCATGCCTGCGCCAGGCCCTTGGCCGCCGCGTCGCCGGTGTCCACGCCGAAGGCCTCACGCAGGACATTGGTCAGGTCGGCCGCGTTCTTGCGGATCTTGTCGCCGGCGAGCGCCGATCGCCGGAAATGATGCAGGATCGTTTCCATCCTGGCGTGCGCCATGCCGAGCACCGCCTTGTGGCGGCCGGCGACGCTGGAAAACTTGGCGCTGCCGAAATGCTCGAGCTTGTCGATCATGGCGGCACCGAGATCCGCCTTGCCCGCCGGCGTGCGGTGGCTGCGCAGATCCGCGTCGAGCTCCTGGATGTTCTTCAGTGCCAGCTTGGCTTTGCGCCGCTTGTGTGCGGTCTCGGCCGCCAGGCTTTCGTAGAGATCCTTTTTCGCCTGTTCGGCCGCCATGGTCGGGTCGGTGTTGGCGTGGCTCGCCTTGAAGCGGTCGAAATCGCGCTTCAGCCGCTCGGCGTCCTGCTTCTTCAGCTCGCCGCCGTCGACGGCGGTCGCAAGGCAATCCTCGAAGCTCATGCGCGGCACGCCTTCACAATTGAGGCCAGATCCTCGCCGGCCTTGATGTCATCCATGAAATCGGCCAGCGAGACGACGCGGCCGTCGTCGTCGGGAATGCCGAGCTCGGCGAACTGCTTGATCTCGGCCGGGCTGATCTCGAGCTCGGGATCGACCTTGCCGGGATCGTCGAAGGGCGTGCCCTTTTCGGGGAACGGCTCGGCGCCACGGCCAGCACTCGCCGCCTCGAGCTCGGCGTCGGACCAGCCCGGCAGTATCTCGCCGGAATAGGCGGCCTTCACGGCCGGGCGCGCATCACCCTCGGCATGGGTCAGCACGTGCTCGAGCGCGTCGAGCGGGTGCATGCCCTCGTCGATCGACAGGCGTGCCGCCTGGTGGATGATGGCGTCGTCCATGCCCGGGCCGGCGGTGGCGGCGATTTCTGACACGGTGCGCTCGAGGCCGGCGCGCTCGGCCTCGGCATCGGCGGCCCTGGCCGCGTGCGCCTGGTCCTCGCGCGCGAACACCTGGTTGCCGCGCAGATCCTCGTCGAGCGCCGACAACAGGTCGGCAACGCTGGTCGTCTGTGTCTCGCCGGCGCGGCCGATATAGCCGGCCTGCTCGGCCGCCTCGCGCGCCTGGTCCAGCGTCATGCCCTCTTTCTTGACCAGCCGGCCGCGAAACTTTTCCGAGACGGTGTTGGCGCCGATCGCCGCCAGCTCGCCCTGATGATCCTGGATCCCGCCATGGTCGATCAGGAAGCCGGCAAGGCTTCGCGCCCTGGGCGCAGCGGCATCCGCTGGCGCCGCGCCGGCGATATCGTTGACGATGCGCGAAACCTGCGCCTGGTCGACCTTGAACGCCGGCGGCGTGGCGCTGTCGATCGCCTTGTGCGCGGCCGTCACGTTGAGGTCGTGGATCTCGGGGTCCGCCGAGCGCGGCCGGCTGGCATCGAGGTGCTGCAGCTGCTCGGCCTGGTCGAGCGCGCCGCGCGCCTCGGCCGGCAGCGCGTCGCGGATCTGCGGCAACGTCTCGCCGGCGGCCGCGCACAGCACGTTGATCGGATCGCGCATGGAACCGGACAGGCCGCCGCCGAGCGCGCCGATCCATTTGCCGACGCCGCCGCGCGACGCCATTGTCTGCGCCAGGCGTTCGTCGGCGTCGCGCGCTATGCGGATGGCGTCGCCCTCGATCGAGCGGTTGAGCCTGGCGGCGACAGACTGGTCCGGGATCCGCGCCGCCGCTTCCGCCACCTTGGCCTGCCAGTTTGACAGTAGCTGTCCGGCAGGAGCGTTGCCGTCGACGTCGCCGGCGTTCTGGAAGCCCCTGCGCTGGCGGGCGAACGGCATGTCGAGCTTGACACCGGTATCGCGGAACACCTCGGCATTGCGCTGCGAAATCGCCTCGTCGAGCGCCCACTGGCTGGCCAGCGTGTTGTCGACATAAAGCATGTTCTGGCGGGCGGCCTCGTAGATCTCGCCGATCGTGGCGGTGCCGCCGGCGAATGTGTCGCCGGCGCTGGATCTCGGTTGCTCGAAAACGAAGCTCACCGGAAATTGCCTCGGTTGGTCGCCAGCGGCTCATAGACGCCCCGGCTTGCCTGGGTGCGCTTCAGCATGCCGAGATCGAGTTCGAAATAGGCGCCATTGGCACCGGGCACATAACGCGGGTCGCCGCCTGCGACGTCGCCGAGCGCGATGCGATAGCGCCCCTGGCCGGTCATCACCAGCTGGCCGCCGCGCAGATCCTGCGGGCGGATCGGAATGCCGTTGGCGCTGCCGATCGACTTCTGGAACATCAGGTCGTCGGCCGAGATGTTGGCCACCATGCCCTGCAGGCTGTCGGCCGCGAGATCCGGCGGCGCCACGGTGTCGAGGCCGTTGACGCTGGTGATGCCGCCATATTTCACGCCGGCGCGGGTTGTAGCGCCAAGCACCTCGTCCAGCGCCTGGCTGAACAGCGTACGCGCCGGAGATCCGGCGGTGTCGAACTGCTCCATGTCGACGCCGCGCGCCAGCGCCCTCGCCTCGAACAGCGCAGACGCCGTCTCCATGGCGCCGTTGAGGGTGTTCGGCAGCGCGATCAGCGACGCGCCGAGCTGCTCGGTGGCGGCCGACTGCAGCTTGCCGGCGCTCGGCAGCGTCGACTTGTAGCCGGGCTGGTTGCGGCGATCGAGCACCTCGGCGACTTCCACGGCGACGCGCTGGCTGCCGGTGGCGTTGGTCAGCCCGGCGACATGCGCCAGCAACGGCGCGTCTTTCGAGATCTCCGACAGTGCCTGCGGCGTCGCCGAGCCGAGCCCGGCCGAGAGTGAGGAAACGATCGAAGGCAGCGCCAGCGGCGTCTGCTTCAGCATCTTCTTCAGGCCGTCGGTCTCGGCCACCGTGAAGAATTTCGGCTCGATGCCGTAATGCTTGGCGATCGCGGTCGCATCGGCGACGCGTTCGGTGAGCGTCGAGGCCAGCTTGCCGCTGTCGGAAAAGTCGAGCGGCTGGACGTCGGCGACGCCGGCGCGCTGCGCCCACGACAGCGGATCGTCGGCCAGGCCCTTCTTCATCTCGTCGCGCAGGCCCTCCATGACGTCGAGCGTGGTCAAGGCTGCTTCGCTGGCGCCTTCCTTCTGGATCTTCTGCTGCATCGCCGCGATCTGCGCGTCGATGATCTCGGGCTTGGCCGCGACATGCGCCTTCTGCCAGTCGGCCAGGCCGTCCATGAAATCCAGATTGGCGGTCAGCCCGGCGTCGCCGGTCTTGGCCACCTCGTTTTTCAGGAACTGGCGATCGCCGTCCGAAATCGGCCAGCCCTTCTTGAGATAGTCTAGGCGGCTGCGGATCACGGTGTTGAGCGCATTGGTGCGCTTGTTGGCCGCCACCTCGTCGGCCTGGGTGCGGCGGATCAGCTCGCCATTGATGCTGTCATAAGTCTTGACGTCGAGCTGGCCCGACATGCCCTCGCCGTTCTTCCAGTCCTCCTGGAACTGCTTGGCGTAGGCGGCGCGGGCGGCCGGATCCTTCTGCGCCTCGAAGCCGCCGAGCACGCGCGCCGACATGACACCGGACACGGCGTCCTGCTTCAGTCGCGATTTCTGCAGGGGCGTGAGCGGCGAGGCGTCGATCGACTGGGTGAGCGAACCGAGCTCGCCCGAGATCGCCGCGTCCGCCTCCGGCCCGAGCCCGGCCTTTGCCGCCAGGCGATAGGCCGAATTGGTGCGCGCCTGGATATTTTCCTCGTAGGCGGCGAGATTCGCGCTTTCAAGGTTCGAATTGAACTTCGTCACCGCTTCGTGCACCAGGGCGAATTTCTGCCTGGCGAAGCTCTGGTCGACCAGGGCGGCTGCCTGCGGCGGCAGATCCTTGACATAGCCCGCGCGCAACGCGTCTAGCGCTCCGGACAGGCCGCCCGGGTCGCCCTCATGCTGCAGGGAAATCGCATCCATCTGCTCGCGCATCGACGTGTCGAGGCGGTTCACGTGGATGTCGAGCGCGGCATTGTTGTACGCGTCGCCGCGAATGGTGCCCGCCTTCATCTGCGGCACCTGGCCGACGCCGCCGGTCAAGGTGACGGAAATGCCGCCGGCGGGCGTGGCCGAGACGTTGCCGTCGCCAGCTGGCGCGGGTGACGCTTCAACCGCGGCCTTCGCCGCATTGCCGGCTGGTGCCGTCATGGCATCGAATGTAGGAGACGGCGCAGCGGTGGAACCTGTGGTCTGCGGATCCGTCGCCGCGCCACCGCCGTAGACGCTTTGCGCATAAGAGAGCCGCTTGGCATAGGCATGACCGCCACGTGGGTTTGCTTCCGACCAGCCTTGCGGCCGTTCAAAGCCGATCATGGCGGCAACGGCATCGTCGACCGTGCGCGCCGCAGCCAGTTTCTGCCCGGCAGCCTTTTCCGTGGTGTCGAGCTCGTGGATCACGAAATCGAGCTGGGTGTGAAAATCGCCGACTGGCTTCCCCCGGGCGGCAGCGAAGGCACGAAGGTTGCGGGCGCGGTCCGAATTCCACTGACCCAGTCCGATGCTGTTCGACCCGTCGCTGCCGTCGCCTGGGTTCAGAGCGCCCGGATTGAGGCTGCTTTCCTGCATCAGATTGCCGATGATGCCAGACGCATAGACGTCCGACTTGCCATGCGCCGACATCAGGTAAGCTTTCGCCTCGGCCGCGCGCTGGCTCTGCGAGCCGGACACCTTGACCGACGCCGGCGCTATTGCCGTCGTCGCTGGCGCCTTGCCGTCGAAGGCGAAGTCGACGCCGGGCATTTGCACCTGCATGGCGGCCGCTGCGCCGGCGTCCGCGCCCTCGCGCTTTGCCGCCCGGTCCGCCATTTGACCGAGCCGATCGGCGAGCTGTCCGGAGACGTCGGCAACGCGCGCCAGCATCGAGGCCGCGCCCGTGTCGGTGGAGACCTCGAGATTGCCCCGGCGCGGCGCCTGGGCGGTGAAACGTGCGATGTCGGCCATCAACCGCGCTCCGCCACGTCAGCGCCGAAATTGGCGAGCTTGCCGCCGGCGGCGAACAGGCTGCCGGTGAAGGCCGAATTGCCCTGCATGACAGCCATTCGGCCGGCGCGCCGGCGCTGCATCTCACGGATCAGCGCGGTGTTGCTGTTGATCGACAGCTCGCTCTCGGCGTCTTTAGTCGCCTGCTTCTTTGCCGTGCCGACCGACACGGATCCGAGATCGACGCCGCCGGCGGCGAACGCCACGGCCTGGTTGCCGATCGTCTTGGCGAGCTCGGATTTCAGTGCGGCACTAGTTTCTCGGCCCTGGATGAATTCATCCTTGGCGGCGAAATCCTGCTGCAGCTTTTCGCTCTGCCCCTGGACAGCCGCCGCCGCGCCGCTGCCGATCGTGGTCAGCGCGGAAAACACGGTGCCTGCGCCCTGCAGCAAGGTCAGCGCGCTGGATCCGGCCGTCGCCGCTCCGGCGGCTGCGCCAGTGGCCGCTGCGCCTGTTCCGCCGCCGAGCAGCGTCGAGAACAAGGATCCGATCATCATCATGTGAGTGCCCTCATGCCACGACGCTCTTGGTGACGGATCGCACGGTCAGGAAACCGGGATAGATCTGCGTCACGGTCAGCCGGCCGTGCTCGGTGAAGCCGTGCATGCCCTCGGCCTCGACCTTGCCGGTGAACGGCCTGGCGAGCGGCCCTTCATCGAAGAACGTGTCGTCGTTGCTGCGCAGCGGCACGTTGATGACAGGCCCGTCATTGGCCGATATCGCCAGCGACGTGGTGTTCATGACCGACAGCTCGGCGCGGTTGACACGCTTCAGCCTGGCCATGCGCGCCCGGCTTTCCTCGGTCAGCGAAACTTCGGGATCGGTGGCGAGCGGCGCGATCCATGTGCCCACGCGGATCTGCGTCGCGGCTTCCGGCAAGGTGATCGTCCCGCCGCCGACTACGAACGGGCCATAGACGCTATTATTGGCAACGGCGTAGACGGTGCGGCCGTTGAAGCGCGACAGGCCGGGAACCGTGACGGACGAAGCTTGGGTGATTTCGATCGCCTCGTCGAGCAGCTTTTCCGGCTCCATCTTCTCCAAGCGCAGCTCGGTGACGCCGTTCACCTGGCGATCGACCAGGAACCACACGACATTGTCATGGTCGGTGCAGCCGGAGCGGAACGCGCCATCGGTCGTCCACGGCGCATATCCGGATACTTCCTGGGTGCGCATCAGGGTGAGCGCCGTGGCCGAGCCATCGGCGTTGACCATCACCATCAGGTCGGTGTCGATCGAGCCGAGCGCCCGCCGGCGGAACAGCTCGGTCGGATCCTTGATCAGGAAGGCCGACAGCACGCTGGCATTGTCGGCGACAAAATTCTGCTCGAGCTCGGTATAGCTCGTCATGCGCAACGTGGTGCCGCCTTCCTGGATGTGGAAGATGGCGCTGTCCGAGCTGACCGGCGACGTCGTCGCCTTGAGCCCTGGCGCGTCGCTCGAGCCGAATTGCGGCGCCTCGTCGGCCGACAGCACGGCATTCTTGAGGAACGACAGCTGCTGGTCGCCGTAGAACATCAGCGTGCGGCCGACGAAAATGTCGCGGATCGCGTTGTTCTCCGAGCTGTCGATCTCGTAGGAAAACGCCCTCGTCGCGATATCGACCTCGGTGTTGAGGTTGAACGGGTCGCCGGTGACGGATGCCAGGACGTCATTCGGCCGGCCTTTCAGCCCGCCCATGATCAGGCGCTGCTGCGCGTAGCGGCCGACAGCCGGCCAGCCCCGCGCATTCGAAATGATGTCTTCGCCTGGCGCCTTGCCCTTCTCGAGTACCTGCGTCTGGATGAAGCCCTGGTTTGTCTGGCTGGTCCCGGTCATGCGCAGCCATTCGCGGTTTGCGTTGCCGCCGCCGGTGAATTCGACCTGGACATAGAAGCCGTTGCCGGACGAGGTAACGGTGAGGCCCGGCTCTACGGTCGACAGCGCTTCCAGGGCCGCCTTGACGTTGGCGGCAAGTACGCTGTCGGTGTCCGAATGAACGATCGTGCTTGTCGTCTGGCCCTCGACCGTAATGTCGAACGGTTGCGCGCCAGCCAGGTCGTAGAACACCAGATTTTGCTTGGCGTTGATGCCGTTGGTGTAGGTCCCGCCATAGTCCACCAGCGGCAGGTTCTCGAAAACAACCGGATCGCAGGCCCATTCGGTGGAGCTGCCAAGGCGCAGGATCTGCCGGGGCTGTAGGTTCTGTTCGAAGGCAAGGATACTGTCGTATTTCGCCTCGAACTTGACCGTGCGAATGATGCTCTCGCCGATCGGGATGCTCGCCGCCGCCCGCCAGACGCCGCCCTCGTAGAAGTCGACATTGCCATCGGTCAGCACGAACTGGTGCGCCATGCCCTGCTCGGGCGCGTAGCGGCGCACGATGCCATCGGACCTAGTCGCATTTTCGGCCAGCAGCGAGATACCGGAAAACTGCACCGTGCCGGCGGCGGTGGTGGCGTCGACGCAGACGCGGAACTTGGTCGCGGTGATACCGGCATGGCCAGGCGCGCCACTGGCGAAGCGCCGGGAGTACTGCGCCAGCGTGATCTTCTGCGCCGGGGCGAAGGCAACCCATGCGGCGCCGTTCCAGTACTCGGCGATAAGTGCGTTATCGGCCGGCGTGGTGGCGATCTTCAGTCCCCTGATGTCGATCATGTGGACAAGGGTCGCGCCGACGAAATCGCACTGGAACAGCACATAGCGCGTCGTCGCCACAGTGCCGGTGGTGATGGCGATGCCGGCCAGCAAATCGGTTTCCGAGCCACCGTTCGGCAGCGACAGGATCGTCGTGTTGATGGCGATCGCGGTCAGTTTCTTGCGAGCACGGCCGAAATCGGTCGTGCCGCCGCGATCGGTCAGGCCACCCTGCGGCAGCAGGATGATGTTCCTGCCGTCCGACAGCGAGCCGGCGATGAACTTGGTGTCGCGCCGCTCGATGATGTGCGGGTCGAGCACGCCGTAGGTGAATGCGGCCTGGACATTGGTGATCCTGGGCATGCTACCACCCGCAACGGGCGTCTTCGGGATCGTATCCCGAGCGCATGTCGGTGAGCGGATTGCGGCCGCCGGCGGGCTGTTGCGACGGCATGGCCTGGGCGTCGAGATCGGCGGCAATCTTGAACTGGCCGCCCTCGCCCTGGTACTCCGGCGGGCCGTAGGCGTCACGGCGCAGATTGTTGCGCAGCGTCGGATCCTCGCGGATCTCGAGCGCGTATTCGGCGGCAACGCAAAGCGTGATCAACTCGCGGAAATAACCGGGCCATTGCGCCGGACGCGGGGAAATCTGGAACTCGGCGAAACACACCGACGTCGAGGTGAACACGTGGTTTTCCGAGATCTGGAAGCGCAGCAGCGGCCTGGTCGAGGTGGCGCTGTCATAGTAGGCGCGCGGCAGCGCCAGGCGCCCGGGCGGCAGCAGATACTGCGCCGTCCAGCCGAGCGGCGGCGTGTCGGTCATCTTCGACAGTGCCTCGAAACGCTTGGTGAAATGCCACGGATATTTCGACAGGACGTCCTCGAGCACGGCGTTGTAGGTCGAGACGACTTCCTTGCCGGCCGGGCCTGGCGCGGCTTCCGACTGGATGGCATTGCAGCCGATGCGGGCAAGCGCCCGGTTGATGATCTCGACGCGGTCCATGCGGATCCTGATGTGGTGGAGGGAGCTGGGCCGCCGCTGGCAGCGGCCCAGCGGGCTGTCAGGTCGTGGTCAGCAAGGCGACAGTGACGACCGTGCCGGTGTTGGCGGTCACGATGAAGTCCTTCGCCTGCGGCGCTGTGGCGAGGTTGAGCCTGGCAAAGATGCGCTCGCCGACCTGCATGACGCCGGCCAGCGAATTGAAGTACCCGGCGGTGATCACCGTCGGGCCGTCGTCGTTCGTGGCGAGGTGCCAGTCGCAAAGCTGCTTGATGGTGGCGCCGGAACCATAGCTGATGCCGGCACCGTCGCGGCGGATCCGGCCGTTTCCGATAATCCTCATGTCGAGGCTCCTGTGTTGGGTTCGCGAAAGGTGATGAACGGCCCCGGAGGGCCGTCCGGTCACGGGGTGGGCAGGCTGATCGCCGATGCGTCGTACTTTGCCCGGACAGGCACCGCGCCCTCGTTGAGGAGCAGTTTCGAGCCGATGCGCATCCGCATGTTGTGGGTCCAGCAGTCCTTGCGGTTGTCCCACACCACCGAGCCGGTCAGCTCGCGGACATAACCGAAGCCGATGGCGTCGCGGTGCCACATCATGCAGGTGGCCTGCAGGTTTGCGTCGCCGGTGCGCAGGGTCTTGTCGGACAATGCGAACAGGTGAATGCCATGCACGGTCTTGGCCAGCGCGCCTTTGGTCATCGGCAGGTCCGGCCCCTGGTACTGGGCATTAGCGATGCGCTTGTCGCCGATGAGCTGCGACCAGGACACGCTGTCGACGGCGAAGAAGATGTTGCCGTCTTCCACCGGGACGTCCTGCGCCATCAGGGCCTGCTTGGCCATGATCATGGTGTCGAACGTCATCATGTTGGCGTACGCGCCGACCGCCGCCGTCGTGGTCGCCTTCAGCGCCTTGACGATCGTCCTGTCGTGGACGCGGCCGAGCGCCATGGCGGCGCGCTTGGCCACCGCCTGCTGGCGGTTGACCGTCATCTGGTCAAGATCGTCCTCGAAGACTTCTTCGAAGGCCCGGCTCTTCTTGGTGTCGACGCCGACCGTGGTGTCGTTGGCGTTGATCGGCTTCGCCTCGTCGCCGCGCTGGACATCTTCTTCCGCGTCGCCCTGGCCGAAGATCGGGAACCACATTTTCTCGCCGGTGATCTTTTCCGGCGGCGTGGTGGTGTTGCGGAGCGCGAAGCCCGCCGACTGGTAGACATGCAGGGCCTGCGTCCGCCACTGCTGAACGTAGTGATTGGGTGCCGTCTGGGACATGGTTTTCCCCGTTGAGTTGCGAAAAGGGTTTCTCGCGGGGCCGAGTGCCAGGTCGGATGCGGGCCTATCTTGAGATCAAGCCGGGTGCCGCTGCCTACGCCGGGTCCATTCCACCGTTGGCTGGCCAAGCTAAGCGCGGAAATCACGTGTTGCGTTTCAAGCGCGGAAAACCAGAAGGCCCGCCGCATCGCTGCGACGGGCCTTCCCTGTGGCCGTGAAGGGCCAAATCAGTCCGGGTATAGTTGCTTGAACAGCCGCTTGGTCTCTTCGGCGAAGTCCGGATTGAACTTATCGTGGCGCGTGCTGTCGTTGCGCGGATCCGCGATCCGGGCGTCGAGGTCCGCCTTAGTCACCGCCGGCGCACCGCCGCCATTGCCGCCCGGGCTGACGGAGGCATTCATGCCGGATTTCATGAACATCTCGACGACGCGGATGCCGTCGACCGACGTAGTGAGCAGGCGCAGCTCGCCCTTCATCTTGTCGTCGATCGACTTCGGGTCGAGCTGCTTGATCCAGTTCTCGGCCGTGGTCAGCCGCTCGCCGCCTTTGGCCTGCTTTTCCTCGGCCGTGCCCTTGAAATCGGCCGGCGCCAGCGAGGTGAGCAGGCCGGCGCTGTCGAACGGCTTCTCGATCCAGCCCTTGTCGACGGCCAGGTCGAGGAATTTCGGAATGGCCGCCAGGTGCTCCTGGCTGAAACCGGACTGCTCAGCGATCTCGGCGAATGCCTTGATCGCGGGATCGTCAGGGGCAATCGAGCCCTTGACCTTGTCGGACCATTCGAACTTGACCTCGGCCGCCTTGACCGGCGCCGGCTTGCCCTTGGCGAGCTCGGTGCGCGCGCCCTCATAGGCCTTGAACAGCTTGTCGATCGTTCCGTTGTTGTCCTGGCCGAGCAGATGGTCGGCAATGCCTTGCGGCTTATAGAGCGGCTGCACCGCCGTCGGCTCCTGCGCCCGCCCCGCCATTGTTCCCTGCGCCTGCGCCTGCGCCGGCCCCGTCCTGTGTCGTCATGATCCTGTCCTCGGTTTGGCCTCTCGATTGTCCGCCTGGGCGATGGCCTGGAAGATCGACCAGACGAAATTGCATTGGGCGTTATGCGCGATCACCAGCGCCGTGATGGCGTCGATCGGCAACATCGCCTCGGGCGGATAGGGCTGCGCGTGCAGCGTCATCTCGCGGAAAATCTCCAGGCATTTGCGGCCCGGCTCGGTCATGAAGGTGTCGCGGAAAATGTTGGCTTCGCGCTTGAACATCTGCGCCTGCTCGGCGCGCTGTTTCTGCAGGCCCTTGCCGGCGTCGTTGATGTCGCCCCAGCCGCCTGCGGCCGGTCCCGTGCCGGCCATCATCTTCTCGATGCTGGCCATGAGGCCGTCGACCGACGACGGATCTTCAAGGTTATCGATGGCGCGCAGTTCATCGTCGGGCTCGACGGCATGCGGATTGTTGTCTGTCACTTCCGGCCTCTCCTGATTTCGGCGTCCTGTCTACGCCGCCTGCTTCAATGCTCCCGCCGGCGGCGGCTGACCCGCCGCCTCGGGCGGTTTGCCCGCCATCTGCGCCTTGGCGATGACGCCGGCGACAACCTGCATGATTGCCTTCTTCTCGTTGTCGCCTCGGATGTACTTTTCCGACACGCCGAGCTTGCGGCCGATATCGGCGAAAATGTCCTCGACCTTCGAGGTCAGCATGGTCAGCTCCATGCCGCCGAGCGAGAGCTGGATCTGCAGCCACTCGACGATCGACGACACGTCCTGCGCCTGCTGCATCTTGGCGATCGGCGACACGACGTCGACCTTCAGCAGCAGCTGGTCGATTTTCAGCTGCGTCTTGATCAGCTTGCGGCGGTAGAGCACGTCGATCACGCGCTGGATCAGCGGCCGGATGATCTCGAGCACCAGGCGCGCATAGGCGCTGGACAGGTCGGCCGCCAGGCGCTTCATGCGTTCGACGATCTCGGTCGCTGAACGCACGGATCCGCTGTCGGGCGGCAGCGTGTCGTCGAGCATGATCTGCTTCACCGCCTCGCGCAGGTCCTGCAGGATGATGTTAGAAATGTCGAAGCGGCCGGGAACGTCGAGGCGCTGGACGGACGCGCCCATCTGGCCGCCGGTCGAGCCGACCGCCCACATGGCGCCGGGCTTCATGACGGCCGTCTTCGGGTTGAACACCCGGTCGTTCTTGTAGATCCACAGGCCGAGAATGGCGAAGGCGGCCGCCTTGATCGTCAGCTCCGTGACCTTGTTCAGCGTCTTTGCAGTCGGCAGGCCCATCAGGCCGGGGCCGCGCCCCATCGGTTCGCCCGGCACCTTGTAGAACCGCGGCGTCAGCCAGGGGCAGGTGTTTTCCACTGTCTCGTAGATCGCGCCCTCTTCGCACTTGTCGGAGCGGAAACCCCAAAAGCTCCACTGGCCGGTCTCGGCGTTGAGCTCGCTGGCCTGCATGATCTTGACCGGCGTCTCGGGCGCCTCGTCGATGATCTTCTGGAACTCTTTCGAGATCTTGATCTTGTCCTTCGGCCACAGGCCAGGCACGTCTTCCGCCGGGTAGGTCTTTTCCCAGTAGACGCCGTTGACCTTGCCGAAACCGTCCTCGCGCAAGGCGAGCTCGCCGATCGGCACCGACACGAAACGCATGACCTCGCGATCGCTTTCCGGCATCAGCATGGCGCCGGTGCCGCCGAACAGGTCGAGATACATCTCGCCGGCGGCCACCGCGAAGTCGGCGCCCTCGAGCACGGCCGAGACTTTCGTCGAGATCAGCGCCAGCTCTTCCTCGAGCGCTTTCTTCTCGTCGCCCTCCACCTCGAGATATGGCCCGATCTTCAGTTCAAAGAACCGCTGGAAGGCCGGCGTCACGTCCTGGCTCATGCGGCCGGCGAAACGGAAGGCGGCTTTCGAGGCGGTGCCGTCGAAAATACGGTCGACGCGGCCGGCGGTCGAGGCGGCCGGCGTGCCGGCCGGCGCCCGATACGGGATCACATACTCGTAGAGCTCGTTGAGGATCGCCTTGTGATCCTGGCACTTGGTGTAGGCGCGCGCCGCATTCTTGGCGACGCGCTTCAGCCCGGCATTGTCCTGGCCGGGCGCTGGTGCCTGCTGCGAAGTCGGTCCCGCCATCAGCCGCCCAGCGTGCCCTTCTTGGTGTCGGTGAAGGCCAGCGATTTGCGCAGCGAGGTGGCGCGGCCAGCGAGCGCGACGCGTGCGTCGGACTCCGCGTCGGCGCGGTTCGCCTGCTGCATACGGTCGGCCTGCGCCGCCTTCTCCGCGTCGCTCGGCCCCTCGGCCTTCATGCCAAACAATGAACCGATCGCTTTCATGGCGCAGATCCCGGGCAGTTGGAAATTCCGGCGAGATTAAGCGGGCGGGTCTCGTGTTGCGTTTTGCATCCCGGCCTGCTCCATGTGCGGATCGAGGATTGCCCTAGAAACTCGCCGGTCGGCCAGAAGCCAGCGAGCACAGCCAGGCGCTGACCGGCGCGGTTGGCATCGTCGATGCGAGTGACGATCGTGCGCTCGGGCATGATCATCATGGTGCGATCAAGCAGGAAACGCAGCGTGGCGAGGCTCGGCCGAGCATCCTCGCGCAGCATCAGCCACGCCTCGAGCATGCCGGAATGGTAGGGGTAGAGCCCGCAAATCGCCTCCCGCTCGCCGCCGCGCCACAGCGTCCACGCCGGCCCTGACAGGATCTGCACCCGCGCCGCCTTCCACATGCGCCTGCCGGCATGCGGAAACATGGCGGCATAGTCGACCAGGGAGGCGGCGCGGAATTCCATGTCAGGATTTCCATACGTCGAAATCTGTTTTCGGCATTGCGCTGCCGCCGCGCGGGCTGTCGTCCTCGTCGGCCGCGAACGGCTTGTCGCCGCGCCCGCCCATCAGCTCGCCGCGCTTGACGCCTTCGACGCCGACCAGGTCGAGCACGCCGTACTGAAGCGCGTCATGCGGGTTCGAATATTCGTTCTTCTCCGGAACCGGGTCGGTCCCGGCCTCCTGGCCGCGCCGCTTCTTGTAGCGGTAGCCGGAGTTGAAACCCTTGCGAAGCATCTTGCAGCGCGGGGAAACGAGCAGCCCGGGCCGGCGCGGATTGATGCTGTAGCGTAGCAGCTGGCGCACGCCGTCCTGGCGCACATGCAGCTCTTGGCTCTCGGCCGGCCAGATGACGATGTCCATCACCTCGGCGACGATCTCGAACATCGACTTGTCGCCGGTCTCGCTGTCGCCGCCGAAGAAGCCGGCCGGGTCGCCGGTGGCGCGCTCGATCTTGAAGCCGCGATAGCGCGTCTCGAGCAGCAGCCGGCAGCCACGGCCGAAGCCGCTCGGTCCGATGCGACCTGGGCAATACTCGTCGAGCAAGCGCACCTGGCCGTCGGGCGTGAACTGGAACACCAGCATGGCCGGTCCGCGCACGCCCTGGTCGAAGCACAGGCGCAGCGGGATCCCCGGCAACGGCTCGAGGTCTTCCTCGGCGCAGTGGATCGTGTCGTCATACTCGGGATAGACCGGCTCGCCGTCGCGCGAATGACCCTTGAGGCCGTCGACCATGCGTCGCACCCAATCCGGCCGGTGCGCGTTCATCTCGGCCATTCTCTCGTAGGTCGCTCGGCTGATCGAGATCCGGTTCTCACCGTTCGGTCCTCGGCCGGAGGGCTGTTTGTACAGCTTGTGGCCGGCCGGCCGCTTGTCCTCGAAGACATCGTAGACCCAGTTTTCCGGGTCGGCCGGGTTCAAGTCGAGCGTGACGCCGGTGTAATAATCGGTGCCGGGGTCGAAGAAGCGCTTGGGCGGCCAGCGCATCTGCAGGGCGCGGCCGATCAGGTAGGGCAGCACGTCAGCGCTCTGCTGGTCGGCCTCGCCCATGTTGCCCGTGGTGAACTCGACGCCGCGCAAGGCTGCGTCGACGTCCTGGTCCTGGATCGCCTGGAACACCACCTCGAAATAGATCAGGCTTTTGTCGGCCGTCTCGAAGGTCAGCGAGTGGGTGGCCTTGCGCCCCTCGCCGCCCGTCCAGTTGCCGATGTCCGGACCGTACCAGCTCCACCAGCTTTTGATGGTCGTCGACCACAGATTGGCATAGGTGTCGCGCACCTCTATGTGACGGTGCACCCTATGGCCGGCATACGGCCCCCGCGTGCATTTCGGCATTTCGGCCGCCAGCGTCAGCTTGTCGAAGAAGTTCACGCTGGTCTTGCCCGAGCCGATCGGCCCGTGCAGCCCGCGCACCTTGTTGACGCGATCGCGCATGAATGCGGCCGCCACCGGTCCCGGCGGCGAGTATTCGCGCACGTCGATCTTGTCGATCTGCGCCTGGCGATAGAGGGCGAGGACATCGGCGGGCGCGGTCATGGGCGTTTCCCTTGCTTGTTGGCGAGCCTCGGCCGTAGCTTGCCGGCGCGGGCGCGCTGCTGGACGGTGAACGGCACGCCTGGCCGCTGGCGGAAGACGTCGGCCAGGACCTCGCGCACCAGGTCCGCGCCCGGGGCGTCGACCGCCAGGATCATCAGCGCGGCATCTGCCAGCGTGTGGCGAATGTTCGATGTGGTTGGCGCCGGCGAACCTGCGGCGATCGCCGCGCGGTCATTGGCGCGGCTGCGCCGGCGGGCGAGCTTGAAATAGTCGCGCCGCTCGTCATCCGACAGCGTGGTGAAGGCGCCGGCCTTGGGCGCGTTCCGATCCTTCAGCCGCCGGTAAAGCTCCATCAGAGCCTCGTCGGCGTTCATTTGGACGCGTCCAAATCTGTTTTCTTTTCAGGCCCGATGATGCCGGCCACCTCCGGACCGAACGGCCCGGGCTTCATGGCGATGATGCAGCCGACCGGGACCAGGTCGGAGATGACGACGGGAAACCCGCACAGCCTCGCATCCGGGATCATCTTCTCGTTGCAACACAGTTCGGTGAAGGCCGGCGGCGGCGGCAACAATGCGGCAGCCTTCAACAGCTTTTCCATCGTCAGGGTGTTGTCGGCTGGCGCAGCTTCTGCGACCGCGCGGTCGCTCCGACGGATCGGCAGCACGCCAAATGTTTCGAACGGTTTCTTCATGGCCTCCGGCCCTCCCCCCGCCCCGGAAGGCCGGCATTCAATTTCCAATTTCCCGCCAGCTGGCAGGGAAGCCTTTTGGAGCGGTAAAACCGCACGGGCTTCACCCGCTCGCTGACCGAAAGTGCGTTTCGGGGAAGCCCCCGGCGGGCTGCGGCCAGGGCGAGAGGGACACCCATCCGGACGGCATGAGCCTGCAGCGACGCGCGCCGAACCCGCTGATTTTCGATCATCGGGCTTGATGGCAGATTGTCTAAACAAATCATCTACTTAGCCTCATCGTGAGGCGCGCTGTCATGAGGCGCGCTGCCGCCGTCATTGATTTCATTGAGCTTTTCGGCCTCGATCTGGATCCCGTTTACCGGCACCAGGTTGAGCCCGATCGTGCCCTCGCCGACCGGGCCGAAGTTGTTGATCACCAGCATGCCGGCGTTCGCGCCCTGCACCTGGACAGCCAGCGGAAGGCGCTGCGCCACGTAGGGCGCCAGGTCGGACATCACCTTGCGGTGGTTTTCGGCCGCCTCGATCCGCTTGCAGCCGAGCGTTGCGGCGATCACGTCGATCGGCGTCGCCACGATCTCGGCCATGGCCAGTATCGGGTGGCGGCCGGTGCTCTCGATCAGCTTCACCAGGTCGCGGGTGACGCGGCTTGGACCCCTCGGCCTCCCCGGCCCGGTCTGCTGATGAACGCGCCCTCCCGGTTCCTTGATCGTGCCGAAGACGCTGCTGCCAGAGAACAGGCCAAGCTGCTCGGCCGCGCCGTCGGCGGGATTTTCAGAGCCCCGCGCGCGCGCATCGACAAGGTCGCGCGCCGCCTGGTCGAGCTGCAGCGCGTCGGTCAGGCCACCATCAGACTTTCCGGCCATTTTTACCCCCTCTGATATTCGCGGAACCGTGGAACCGGGGCGGAACCGCTTCGCCAGACCGGCTAAGTGATTGAAATCCCCTATGAATATATCCCTCTGGAACTATGGAACCGTGGAACGAAACAATGCGCACCCATGCGCGCGCGTATAGGGATATGCGTTCCACGGTTCCACGGTTCCACCTGGCTAATTCGATAGCAATATCAGTGACTTGCACCGTATTGCGCCCGGTTCCACTTCCGGTTCCACGGTTCCAGTACGCGTACGGAGCGCCGTGTAAAATTCCCTGAAGAGATTGGGGCCGGGGCGAACGTGTTGCGTTTGCGTGGCCGACGGCGGGGTTCGAGGGGCAAACCAGCGCAATCCGGGGCTCGGGGGCATTGGTTGAAGTGGCGCGGCCCTGCCGGGCCGCAAAATTGTTTGTGATGCGACGCCCGGTCGCACCGCCGCGCGGCCGCGCTGACGCTTGGCCGTGCTCCATTGCTCCTGGTCGACGTCGATCGCGGGGAATGATCAGGATCGTGCCTCCCCTTCGTTGACGATGATGTCCTTCAGCGCGAAGGCAACGCCCTTGAACTTGATGCCGTTGATCCGGGCGCTGCCGTCGCGCCATATGTCCTGCGGCGCCTGGCGCAGTGCGCCGCTCCATGTGCCGGCGGCGAGCTCGCCCTGCCATTTGCTGTCCTTGAACAGGCCATGCAGCAGCGTGTGCTGGTTCGGCACCAGGAGCTCGTAGTGCCCGCTTTTGTCGGTCGGCTTCATCACAGTCAGCCCGGTCTGCTCGAGCAGCGTGCGCACCTGGGCGAAGGTGATGGCTTCCTGGTTGTTGACGTCGCGCTCCCAATACTCGGTCAGCACCTGGCCGACTGTGTGCCTGGTGCCGCCGCGCCAGGCTTCGATGCGCTGCGACATCAGATGCGTCAGGCAGTTCTGCCAGTTCTCGGCCGCGTCCTGGAACTCGGACAGGTTCTCGACAGTGAGCAGCGGCCGCCATCGCTCGAAGTTCTCGGCGTTCGGCCCGATCTCGAGCTCGAGCTCGACGGCGTCGACATCGATGACCAGGTCGGCCACAGCCATCAGCGTGCCGAATGTATCCTGCCCGCGCCCATCGTGGCCGCATGAGGCGAGGAAATCCCGCCATGCCTCATATGTGGCGTTCCAGCGGTGCCAGTTGTCCATCAGCCGGCGCAGGATCTTGCGGCCGAGCTCGGCGAGCTCTTCCTCGGGTATGACCGGCTTCACTGCGCCCTTGGGCAGCCGCAACAGGCGCAAGATCGCCAGGCGCGACAGATCCTGCGGCTCCATCGCCGGCATGTTGATAGATGAGAACCGGAACGACGATCGCGCCTGGAATTGCGTGCCCTTGTGGTTGTCGCCACCACGGTTCATCGGCGCGCCCGAGAACGACAGGCGCATCAGCTCGATGACGGCCTTTGCCTTGCGGTTGTCGGCCTTGGCCTCGAACTCGTCGATCGCCACCGGAATGCAGTCATATTTCAGCTGCTGGTATAGGCCGGCCGACGTGGTGTCGGAGGTGTGGAGCAGCCATTCGCCCTGCAGGGCTTTCAGATCGTCGTGCAGCGCCGACTTGCCGGTCGCCTTGTCGCCGAGCGTATAGGCCGCCGGCCTGAACGGTGCGGCGCCGCCGAGATAGCCAACGCCAATGCTGCCTAGAAGCAGGATCGGGTCGAGCTCGGGGCGCACCCACTTCCATGTCTTGAAATGCGGGATGAGCTTGGCGGCCGGGCCGCGCTTGCCAAAGAGGGAAATCGACCACGGCCGCGCGATCGGCGGCCTGGTCGGATAGACGCGGCCCTCGATCTCGCCGAGCGCTTCCTCGCCATGGTCAAAGAACAGGCGATCGCCGCAATGCAGGATCAGCTTGCCCCGGCGGTCCTTCCACATGCCACGGCCGCGCACGCCGTTGAGCGGGCTCCAAGGCCCTTTTCTGGCGCAGGCGCCCATCAGCACCTCGCGCGCCTTCTCCGGCCGCCAGCTGGTAACGCTGCCCTCGGCGTTCTTTTTCGGGAACGCCCAATAGAGGAACCAATGCCGCCCCATGAACAGCGAATTGATGCCGGCCTGGCCGAGCTCGCCGTCCTTCAGCACGCGCAGCTGGCCGATCGTGTCGAGGAAGAAGAATAGGCCTTCTTCCGTGCCGAGCGGCAGCACCGGGCAATCCGGCGGCAACCCGTACATGTCGGGCTCCCACTCGCCCGGCTTGACGCCCTCGAGCGCTTGACCAGGTCGCGGATCCGACGCGCCGATGAACAGCAGCGCGTCGTCGCCCTCGGCGTCCTTCAGCGCGGCCGCGACAGCATCTGTGTCGCCGATCGGCTCGAAATAGTCCGGATCGTCGAAGTCATCGCCGATCGGCGCCTGTGGTGCCGGCGCTGGTCTTTTCGACGATTTGGGGCTGCGCGGCGCACCAGATTGTGCGCCGCCGTCTCTGTCACCGGCCATGCTTGCTCTGTCAGTTACGCGGTTTTCTTCTTGTTCTTGCCGGTCGCGGCCGGCTCGGCCTCGGCGGGTGCCGTGGATCCCGCATCGGGTACGGGCGCAGCATCAGCCCCGCCCACCGCTCCGGGGTCCAGCGAAACGGCCGCTGCTTCATCCACAGGTGCCGCGCTTGGGTCTTGAGCATGCTCGGCATTGTCCCCTGCCTCCGTGTCGTTACCGAAATCGCCGGCGACCGGCGGCAGATCGCGCACGTCGGACTTGTGCACGGTCAGCAGCAGCGCCTCATGCTCGCCGTCGGCCGTCCAGAAGCCGACTTGCTTGCGCTCGCCGTCGCGGGTCTGCGCCTGGACATAGACGAGGTTGTCCCCGCCGAGCGGCCGGAACACGATCTCGACCTCGACGAATTCGTCGCCGGCGGCCGGCCTATCGGGCGCAGCCGCCGAAGTCTCGACCTCGCCGGCCGGATCCTCTTCCCGGAACGGCTCCAACGCCTCGAGCACGGTGCGGAATGCGGTAAAAAACACGCGCTGCGGTTCCGGTGCCTCGGCTAGCGAGGCGAACGGAAAGTCGCTGCCGGCGAGTTCGGCGCCCTTGCGCGCCAGGGTCTCGGGCGACGGAAACTTGCGTTCCCTGGCATAGGCGTAAAGCTGGCTGGCAATCGCGTCGGGTGGTGATGTCCAGCCGCCGGCTGCCAGCGCCAGCGCCAAAATTCTCGAATGTCTCATATGATCTCTCCTTTCAAGAGGTCGTTCATGTCCTTGCCGCGCGGGCTGCGCGCCACATAGACGGGCTTGCCGTGCTTCCGGAGCGCGGCGATCGCGGTGTCGAGCGCGGCCTCGGCCTGGCCTTTGCCCCAATCATTGTCGGCGCAGACGGTGATCGACGACACGCACGGCAGAACCGGAACCAGGCCGATATTGCCGAGCGTGCCGGCCGCCCATACACGCCGGTCCGGCATTGCCAGGGCGCAGGCGAGCGCGTCCTCGATGCCCTCGGTGACGATCAACGGCCCCTGCAGGCCGCGCTTCGTGGCTTCCTCAGGCGAATGGTTGCCTGCGCCCTTGGCAATGCGGATGACGCTGCCTTGCCAGCCGGCCGGCCAGATCTTGCGCGGCTTGTTTTCCTTCGGATCCGGCAGAACGGCCTTGCCCGAGCCGTCAGGTTGCAGCCAGGTGCGGTGTACCGCCCTGCCCTTGCCGTCCGGACCGCTCATCAGCGCGATCATGCAGGGAAGATCGATCAGCTCGCCGTCATGCGCGACGTAGTCATGGCTGGCGAACAGGCGCAGCGCGCCAGGCAGCGGCCGCTTCTTCGCGATCAGCCCCGCGACCAGGTCGATCGCCCGGGATTTCAGGTAGCGGTCGACCAGGCTGTCGGGAAACGTCGCCGGCGACAGCTCCTGCGCCTTCAGCCACATGCTGAAGGCGCTCTTGGCATTCTTCGCCCGCGTCACCGCCTCGGCCTTCTCTTGGGCGGCGATCGAGGCGGCGCGCTCCGCGTCGCGCCTGGCGATCTCGGCCGGCGAGATCGGCTTGCCGCCGACATCGGCCAGGCAAAGCCATTTCAGGCATTCCTGACGGGTTTCCTTCAGGTCCGGCAGGCGCCGGCAATACTGCACCAGCTTGACGACGTCGCCGTCGTCGACGCCGCGAATGCCGGCCTCGTCGCGCCAGGCACCGGCGGCCGGTCCCGAGATCAGCACCCAAAAGGATCCCGCGTGCTTGTCGGCGCGCGTCGGGTTGCGGCTGATCCAGTATTTGCCCGAGATCCGTCCGCCCGGCGCCATGTCACGGCACAACGGCACGATGTTCTCGATCAGTTTCCTGCGGATCTCGCCGAAGTCGATGCTCATGTGCGCCGCCTGTCCGCTGACTGGCAGCCCTTCCGCATCTCGCGCCTGGACAGCATCTTGCAGCCCTTGCCGTGCAGCTCGTCGCCGATCGTGGCCACGATGCCGCCCTGGCAATAGAGGATCAGCCCCTCGCGCCTTATCCGGGCTGCCCCTCCCCGTACTGCGCCCGCCAGGTGCTCCGGACAGATGCGCTTCTGCAGTTCGATCAGCGGCACGCCTAGCTTGGCAGCCGCCGCGATCGCTAGCGTCCAGTTGCTGGCGTCGCGGCCGTGCTGGCGCACGATCGGCGCCAGGTCGAATTTCTCAATGCGGGTGAGATAGCGCAGAACGGCATGGGCGCTGACTGGCGGCATGTAGTCGCTCATGTCTGCGCCTCATCGGTCCCGCACGTCGGGCAGAAGTAGCGGCTACCCTTGATCACCCAGCCGAACAGTCGGGCGAACAGGTCGCGCTTGGAGCCGCGAAAGGCGATCTGCCTCGGGCAGCGATGACAGGTCAGCATCACAGCATCGCCTCCATGCGCTCGAGCAGCTTGTCGGTGGCGGGATCTTCGCGCGCGTCCTCGACGAAGCGGACGTCGAACAGGATGCGGCAGCGGTGGCGCTCGATCGTCCGCGCCAACGTGCCCTGGCGCACATTGCAGGCGGTCACTGTCAGATACGTCGTCGCCAACCTGGCGAAGCTCACCGGATCGCTACGCCAGCGATACGGTCGGCCGCTGCCCTGCCGCTTGACGATCTCGGCGACGGGCACGCCAGTCGAGGCCGAGACGACGCCGGCGACACGCAGGAAGTCGACGCGGGCGCGGGCCACGCAGCTGTTCAACTCTAGGGTTCGGCGACGTGGTCGCATGGGTCTTCTTCCGGCGTTGGAGAACAGGCCGGCACGGCGCCAGCCCGCATGGACGCAAACAACACGCAACGAAACTAGGCAGTGGCACCGGGTTGCGGCGCGTCGAGTGGCCACAACGGCGCGGTGCCTTCCTTGCCCACCGGCGCGCCGGCGGCGTAGGCCGACATCTCGGCGCGCAGCGTCTCGAGCTCGAGCGCCAGCGCACCCGGCAGCCCGCCGGAGGCGGACCGCACGTGGCGCATGGCGATAGTGCGCAGCAGCACGAAGTGCTCGCCGGCGGGGAAGTGCCTGCAGGCGTTCAGGAACACGGTCTCGAATTTCAGCATCAGGCTGTCGGGGCAGCGCAGCAGGATGTCGGCGCGCGCCCGATCGCCGTCGGCATTGTGCAGCTGGTCGATGATCGGCACCTTGTCGCTCATCAAGCCGCGTCCTCTTGTGCGATCAGCTTCAACTGCTTGCGCCGCTTCTCGACCAGGAACATGCGCACGTCGGCGACGCTGACGTCGCCATTGCCGGGCATGAGCTGGATCACAGCCATCGGCGGCTGGCCCGTCTTCTCGATCCAGTCGGCGTCGACGATCGCGGTGCCCGGCCAGCCGTCATGGCGGGCCTCGATCTGCAGCCGCCCTAGCAGCGACTGGATGAAGGTCGGCCGGTCCTTGTACTGGCCGGCGAAGACGTCGGCGTAAGCGAAGCGGGTGAAGGTGCTCATGATTACTGTTTCCTCGCCAGCGCGAAGCGCTTGTCGAGCGCGTCGCAACTCATGCCGCTTCCCTTTCCAGCAGGTCCGGATGCAGCCGCATCAGGGACAAAAGCAGCGCCCGTTCGCGCGCCTCGAGCACCTGCTGCACGGCGCGCAGCTTGCGGTCGGTGGCGCCGCCGGTTTTCCACCGCGACGGCGTCGAGGCGGCAAGGCCGGCCTCGACGGCGAGTTTCGACAACGGCACGCCGATCGCGTCGGCACGGGCCGCAATTGCTTCGCTGCTAGGGATTTCCGTGCGATTTTCCATTGCGCTTTCGCTCGACATATGTGCATTTATGCAACCCAAATCTGATTTGCCTTTGTTGTGTCAAGTGTGTTTGTGCAAGTCGCATCAGCTATCCCCATAACGCATGCTTCCGCTCCGAGTATTGGAGTTCGGCGGATGACGAAGGATGAGGGGTCTTCGAATGCAGCCCGGGAGTTGGTCCGGTTGCAACGCGATTGGGTATTGGAGATTTCTCGGCAGCTGAAATTGACGCCGACGCAGATCGCCCAACAGGCCGGCATAGCAAAGACAACACTAAGCAGACTGGTCGCAGACCCTGACCATCCGCACGCGCTGTCCTCAACCACGATCGACAAGATCGTGCGCCAGTTCGGCGTTGCGCCGCCGATATCCCCTGCAGATCAGGCATTCCGCCAGGCCGTCGAACAGACTATCGCCGCCCTGCACCGGCGCCAGGCGCTGCAGTTTGCCTCGCCGGCGGACGTCGCGCGCGCTGTCATCGACCTGGCGGACTGGTTGTCCAAGGCGGGCAACGGCAAGGCCGAGCAATTCGAAGGCGTCGTGTCGTTCGAGGTCGAAAGGCTCAAGGCGAAGCGATCCACGTGAAACAGAAAGCACTGCCTGTTAGCTTTTTTTAAAATTGCAGTTGCATTAAAGCACACATCGCGTCATTTTTCCCCTCGCAACTGATTTGCGAGGTGAACCCCATGAACATGCAGATGCGGCCTGACCGCCAGGTCATCAGCGCCGTCGAGGTGGCGGCGCTGCTCGGCTATCGCTGCCGGGAAAGCTTTTCCAGAACGCGCAGGGAAACGCTCGAGGCGGCCGGTTTCCCCCGGAAACTGCCCGGCCTCAACGGCTGGTCGAAGCCCGCCATCATGCGCTGGCTCGAAAGCAACGGCGAACTCGCCAGCAACGACGACAAGCCCGCCGGCAAGACACCGCTCGAGCGGAGGTTCGGATGATTGCCGCCGTCTCGCATATCGATCCGCGTCGGCTGACGACGGCAGAGCGCACCGGGCTCGAAATGGTCCATGACTACGATCTCCACGCCAATGACGGCGGCTATTACGGCCGCCCGCCGCATCGCATCACCCGCCAGCTGGCGACGTCGCTGATCCGCAGCGGGCTGATCTGCCTCGACACGTCGGGGCCGGACAGCAAGCTGGCGCTGACCAGCAACGGCAAGATCACCCATGGCGTGATGATCGAGCGCCGCCAGCAAAAGAGGCGGGCATGACGCCGAAGATGGAAGCAGCCCTGCAGGCTGCAGCGGACGCCGACGCTACCGGCGGCCTTTGCTACACCGTCGCCGGCTGGATCGATCCCGGCGATTGCTGGAAGCACCATGGTCTGGTTGTTGTCTCGCGCCTGGTGCACGATCGCGGGTTTCTAGCCGAGGCAGGCAAGCGCGGTCGTGGCCCGCAAAGCCGCCGCGTGATCACAGACGCCGGCCGCGCCTACCTTGCCGAAAGGCCAGGCGAGCCCCACAAGCCGTCTAGGCGGCGCTCGGAGCGGCAGCCGTGAGCGCGGCCCTGTCCGCCGCTGCTGGCGGCCCTTCTGTGTCGTGCCGTTTAAACGCCTGCCATGAGTGTGGCGGCGCGGCGCCCGCCAAGGCGCGTTTTTGCTCGCCGGCGCATCGCCAGGCCTTCAACAATCGGCGCCTGCAACGTGGCGCCGAGATCTATGACCTGTTCATGGCGCACCGCTTCGACCGCAAGAAGGCGCAGGAGCTGCGCGTGCTGCAGGCGATGAACCGCATGGCCTCGCTGTGGAACGAGGAAGACAAGGCCGCCGGCCGCCGCTCTTTCCGCGATACGCGCGAGGTCCTGGACGAACGCCCCTATCTGCGCGGCATCAGGGGGCAGGCATGACCGTGCCCGTCCTTGTCATGCTTGCCGCCGGCGCGTTTTGCGCCCTGCTGCTCGCCTGCGCCGTCGCGCTTGCCTACCGGCGGCCGGCGCCGCGCCGGATCGGCTTTGCCGTCCGCTACGAACACCGCGCCGAACGGCGCCACAGTTAGATCCCGTTGGGGGATCGGCCCGGCGGGATGGTTCACCTCCCACCGCGTACCTGTCGGGCCTGCTTCATCCGCCCTCCATGTCGATAGGGGCGGCAAACTGGCCGGGCGGCCGTGAATGGCGCCCGGCCGCATTTTCTCTGCAAAGGATGGAAAAGTGAGCAGCCAAGCATTGAGCGCCGAACTGGCGAAAATCGACCCCGCGAAACTCGACCAGGCGCGCAAAGCATTCCTCTCGGTCGGCAAAGCCTTCACCATCAGGCAAGGCAAAGTCGTCGGCCAGGAACAATTCGACCAGCGCCTGCGACGCGCGATCGCCGCCTACCAGGCCGGATCCGCAAACTGATCCACAGGCCATTTTGACAAGCGGAAGGGATTTCACCATGTTCGCCGGTTCCAGACTGCCACGCGAAGGACGCGCCTTGGGCAAGGTCGAGATCAACATTCCGCTTGTCACCTGGCGCGACGGCCGGCCGCGCTTCTTCGCCTCGAAGGTGCACCGGGATCTCGGCTACAAGGGCGAGGATCTGCGCCACGGCAAGGCCGGCCCCTGGTTTACGGTCGAGGAAGCGATCGCCTGGTCGGAGCGCCGCCAGCTCGAACTTGCTGAAAAGCGTGCGGCGATCGCCGCCGGCGTGACGACGGTGAAGAAGACCGCGAACGCGGCCGAGCGCGCCAGGCTCGCCGGCGTCACCACCATCAGCCAGCTGGTCGAGGCATTCCTCGACAAGAACCCGCGCATGAAGGGCGTGCCGATCATTGATGGCAAGAAGCGACGCAAGCCGCTCGCGGCCGCAACCGTGCGTGGCTACAAAGGTTCTGCGCGCATACTCGAGCGGCTGGAAGATGGCGCCGCGTGGCACGAACCAGCTGACGACATGACGCCGAAGGTGCTGACCGGCATCCTCGACAAGGTCGAGGTTAAGCACGGCCTGGCACAGGCGCGCGCGCTGCGCGCCATGATCTCGGCCGCTTACGGCTTTGGCCGGTCCAAGGCCGGCGGCTACATCGTGAAGTTCAATCCGGTCGTCGGCCTCGAGGATACGTTACCGGTGCTCGATCCCCGCATCCGTGTCGGCTCCATTGCCGAAATGGTCCACCTGGTCGCCGTTTGCGATGCGCTCGGCTTTCCCGACATGGGCGACAGCGTCACGCTCGGCCTCTATACCGCGCAGCGCCAGGCCGACCGCCTGGCGCTCGAGGACAGCAAGATTACCAGCGAAGGGATCTTGTTTCACCAGCGCAAGAAGGGCGGCCAGCCGCTCTTGATCCCGATGGTCGAGATCCTGCGCGATCGCGTGGTCGCCGCGGCTAAACGCCGTGCCGACTGGCGGCTGAATTACGCACATGTGCTGATCGACGAGCGGCTGCGCCGGCCATGGGACGATCACCGCTACCGCAAGGCTTTCCGCGTGCTGCGCCACGCTGCAGCATTCGGCACGCTCGAGGCGGTCAATGGCAAGGTCACGCGCATGGCCGAGCAGCTGCTCGGCAACGTCGACGTCCGCGCCGTCATGGATGCTGCAGGCCTGCGGCCGATGCCGAGCCTCAACGACTTCCACGACCAGGACCTGCGCGATACGGCCGTGACCTGGCTGGCGCTGGCCGGCTGCACGAAGTGGGAGATCGCCTCGATCACCGGCCATAGCTTGAAGTCGATCGACGAGATCCTGAAACACTATTTCGGCTTGCATCCGGATCTCGCCAGGAGCGGCATGGCCAGGATGGAAAAGTGGCGGAGGACGGCGCGATGATGACTGAAAAAACTGAACCGGTAAAAGCGCACGTTGCCCTCACTGCGGGTAAACGCGTGGATTTTAGCAAGCTCGCGGAGCAGGTTGACCGGGTCGTGGCGGTCACGACCGCTCTAATAAAGCAGACGCACATTGGAGAAATACTGACCGTCTCGGCGATCTTAGAGAACCAACTCAAAGGCGTTCTCGATAGCCATATGCCCCATCCGTCGAAAAGGTTAAGCGAGGCGCTTTACGATGCGAGCGGACCTCTCGCCACGTTTTCCGCAAAGATCAAGATCGCTCTAGCCTTCGGTATAATTCCTGCGGAGTTGGCGGCGGAACTGGACAAAATTCGGCGCATCCGGAACACCTTTGCCCACACCGATACAAAAATCTCATTTGAGACGCCCGAGGTAGTGAGCGACGTAAGCAGGCTGGCAATCAAGTCGGATACAAAGGATAAGCCCACCCAAGAGATCTTTAACGAGGCATGCGCCATCGCTCTCGAGGCTCTAAAGACCGCCCACAAAACTCATAAAACGACGCCCGCCTCCGAGCCCGCAACGACAACGGAAGCTTGACGCGCGCGCCGGCCGCGCCATCCTCTCAAGGATGACGCAAGACATCGACATAGGCGACGAAATCACACTTGAGATCACCATTATCAAGCTGCTTGACGGCGGCCGCGCTAGCGTCAGCATTGCCGGCTATGACTTTCCCTTTTCCATGGCCGTGCCGCCTAAGTCGAAGGCCGGCGACAAGCTTGAGATCACACGCGAAGCGACGCGGGTCGATGACGACCTGGGCACCGTCACCGTGTCGATCGGCCAGCCCGTTACGGTCAGGCAGTCGGCCGTTGCCGCCAGCCGGCCGCCAGGGCGCAGGAAATCGTTGCGCGACAACCCCACCTAGATGAGAACGACGCATCCAGGAAGGGCGCTATCGGTACGCTGCTAACCAAGAAAGATCGTAAGCTTGGCCAGATTTATAACCCGGAGAGAGAACGCTTTTCAGCTTCTCGGTGAATGCGCTCACGTCCAAAAAGTAGTTGGGGAACGCCTTCTTTAGGTCGTTGACCTTATTCACCTCTACCAGAACGGTATTGCGCTTTTGGTTGTTCTTCTCTTCATCGACATAGCGCGCGGCACCCCTATCGTAGTTATAGAAGGGTTCAACGAACACCTCGCGAGTAGTGTAGTCGAATTGGAGCAGGAAATAGCGGGCATAGGTGTAGCCATAGCCTTCGGTGAAGTTGATCGCCCGGTTATAGGTTTCCAAGGTCGAGACAGCTTTGATGCGCTTCGAAAGATCGCGGATTTCCTTCTGGATCTCCGCGCGCGGGATATCGGCGGAAGGCGTTAGTTCCCGGTCTTCCTCGTAGGCCAATTCGGACGACATCAGTTCAAAGAATCTGCGCCAGTCGGTGTCGCCCTCTCCGCCTTTGATATTCTCGTGGCGGATCAAGCCGACCGATTCTACAGCGGTCGCCCAAGCGTGCTGCAATTTGGTGCGAAGCTGAACCTCGACGGTTTGTCGATTGAAAATCTCGTCTTCACCACTGCCGCAAAACTTCAGGATGAAGTGATGGCTTCGGTAGCCGTCACGCTTTGGGCGCGAAATGTAATCGTCCTCCGATTGGATCGAGTGTGCCGTGCCACCATTCCGATAGATACCGACAATCCGGTCGACCTCTTTCATCGACCGCAAGATTGCCCTGCACCCGGCGATATCCTGCATTTGGTACAGGGTAATCGGCCGCTGAAGCTTCCGGCGTATCGACGCCATGCGCTTAAGTCTGGCGGCGGCGATGGCGTCCTTTTCTACGTGCTTAAGCTTGCGAGACAGTTCCATTCGCACACGCAGCAATGGCAACATGTGCGCGTCTCGCCAGTTGTGAGCGATTGCGAAAGCCTGGATTATGTGTAGGCCGCGCGCCTCTTGGATAGCTGGAATGGCCTCGCGCGTGAGGTTTTCGCGAAGCACCTTTCCGGCGTTCACAATCTCACTCTTTGAATACATCGGCCTGGGCAACTCCGCCATGTCAGCCGGGCGGGACTTCATCCCATTTGGGGATGGCCAACACAGCGCTATTGATCGCAGGAATCAAATCAAACTCCGCTAAATTAGCGCCTAAGTATGCGAATTTACAAGGCGTTGGGAAAATTTTCCTGCGATGCTTGACGGCGGCAACGAGCGGAACGAAATCGGAACGATGGATCCGCTATTCGACGCCGTCCCAGGCAAGGCCTATTATGCCATCAGCTTCCGCGATGTCCCGGAAACCTACATCCTGGGCGGCCGTTGCCTGGTGTGCGCCCATGTCGGGCCGGTCGATCGATACAGGATCGAGAAGCGCTGGGGCGCCGGCGAGCAGCTGCGCTTTGTCGGCCAGCACCTGCGATGTCTGGCGTGCGGCAACAACGTGCGCAACCACTTTACCGTCGTCGGTTGCTATTTGACCGTGCTGCTCACATCGAGCCGCCCTTCTGCAGGGTCTGCGTCGCCTCGGTAATCAGCCACTCGTGGTATACGGATCGCTAACGGAACGGCGCTCCTCCCCGGTTTTCACACGACTTCACAACCATATTTTCTAACGATTGATCACGTTTCCGTTGTCGGCGACGCTTGCCCATCCCGCCGAATGAAGCGGGTCGGGCAAGAAGGCCGGCGGAAATTTCGCGAAGTTTTAAGCCCCATGCAGCACAGCGCTGTCGGCCGTCAGAGAGGTCCGGCAGGGCCAATCCATAGGAACGTCCAAGTGAATAGTGCGTCTGAACCAAACGACGTCGACATGGTCGGCGTCGAACTCTCCCTGTCCGAAACCGAAGATATCGTCGATGTCCTGATCTTCCTTCACGAGGAAACCTCGCCGGCCGATCGGCTGCGTCTCAACGAGGCGATGGTGACGATGTTGCGCCTGGCTTCGGACCGTCTGCGCCGGGTAAGCACGAAGCTCGGCGCCTGGGCGCCCGCCTTCGTCGTCATGGCCACGAACGTGTCGTGA